GCTGCTTAATGATTGATCGGGTGCGTCTACCCAATTTTCGGGCTAGATCGTCACCATAGCTGGCTAGGATGACTTTACGGTTCGGAGCAGCCCCAAGGTATTTGCTTGGGAATACTACGGAAGCGTAGGTCGACTTAGCCGAGCCCGGGGGCATGAATACCATCATGCGCCCATGTTTTGTATTGGCTACCTCGTCCAGCTTGGACAAAAGCAGTCTGTGATGATGAGCCATCGTGGTTTCGATAGGCTCAAAGAATTCTGTATCAGGATCGTCCGTCATTGGTCGACCCGGCACTTCTATGGCATTGGCATACTGAAGGATGTCTGATCGGGCTCTGCGCCTAATCAGCAGCTCCTTAGCTGCCTCGGCTTGCGATTGCAAAAAGTTCCTCGTCTGTCATGCCCTGCATATCTGAATGCTGCGGGTTGTTTAGCTTGAGCACTTGCTCCTTGTTTGCATTGAGCAATCCCAAAGGAACTTTGCTGGCTTCATTGGCTAGGTCTTGCAATGCGCCCACTAGCTTGAGAGCGATCATGCCCTCCCCAGTCATGAGTGATTCCTCATTGACCGTATTAAGTTGAGCGTTAGCCAATCCTGATAAACGGTTAGCGTTTATAGCTCCATATTCTGCAGCACTGGCTAAATGATCGCTGATATTTGTCAGCTTCCTAGCTAAGTCATTAACGATCATTTGCTTTGCTATTGGCAATTCGGCAATTTGTTCGGCAATTTCTTTTTGTTTCTGATCTACTGCAATTTTCTGAAATGCCAATGTTTTCAAAGGGTTACCGCCAGTTTTGCCTTCGGCATTATTCGGCTTTATCTTACGTCTAATGGATGATTCGTTAATTCCATACGTTTTTGATAGCGAGTTAATTGACTCTCCATCAACGATATGCCGTCTTTCGACTTCAATCCATTGGTCATCGGTTAATGATGATTTTCTACCCATGACTTACCCATTTCTGAATACAGTCATTTCTATGTTTAGCTATCAGAGAAAAGCTTGGATATACAAAATACCCAATACCAGCCAGTTCACAAGTTTTTTCTACATAAAGATCTGAAACTTCAGAAATCGATGGGAATATCAGATATTTATTTAAATACTTTGGCGATAACTTCCCTTTAAACGAGTCCATAAACATAGACTCATACATGAATAATTGACCAATTCCAGCGACTACCTCTCTTGCACGATAGCCTGATTTAATTTCAATTAAGGAAATTCCACCGTCTTCATGAAATAAAACCAAATCGATTCGACCACCCTTTACTGGATATTCAAAACGATAACGAACAATCTTTGAAGTTTGCAGCATTTTAGCTGTTTGATTGAAAAGGCAATGGATCTTAAAAAGATCGGCTATGCAACTTTCATCATTTTTAGAGTTAATAAACCTTTCGGCTATAACTCTCACGTTATCCAAATTATTAGTTAAAACAGACAATTTGTATCCTTTTTATTTGACTCCCTAACTGGGAGACAGTTTACCCTCAATCTACTGCAACGTCCTCGGTTTTGTAAAGTTTTGAGTGCAGCATTGTCAAGTTCTTGGCTTGCTTCCATGCCTTTTGAGCTACTGCGTCAGCCTTCTTATAAAAGTTTGCCCGATTAATTCCGACCTCGCTTGCAAGGACCTTAATTGGGATCTTGCGTCCGTTCCTGTATCCAGCCGAAATGTAGACCGCATAAAAAGCAATCTGCTCTACCGTATCAAAGCTATCGATCACAATGGTAAGAGCTGGGAAATACGGATTTAGGGGGTAATCAACTTCATGAGTGGCTGATCCCTCGTTAAGAACTTTGGCAAAAGCTGGGGGAAGCCGAGGACCGCCATACCTATGCGCTTTGGCATAGTGCCAAAAATTTACGCATATTTCCTCAAATTCAGGATCGGCAAACCGTCTACTCATCAAGTTCCTTTTTAGGTGCAGGTTACGTTTATCCTGCGTCAGAAAAAGGAATTAACTGACCGATTTCCACCAATGTTAATCGATCAATCAGGGTCATGCAATTTTTCCAAGGGAGATTTCCAGCAAATACTCCTCGGTGAGTCCGTAGACCGACTCAAATCTTTTGCGTCCAAGTCCATGAATACCGGAATTACCAGTATGGTGCTCGGGGCAAAGGGGGATGACTGGAGCATTACTGCGCTTTCCGGCTCTACGGATATGATGAATGACAGCAGGGCTTCCTTCTCCGTATCCGAGGTGAATGCAAAGGATGCACCCGAGGTTTGCAAGTTTGTCAAAATGTTCTTTCTGCGCTTTAGTCGCCATACTTGTACCCGTAAGCCAACTTGCAAAATTGCTTTTCAACACTATTGGTTGACTGCCAAAAAATATCGACTGGGCAATTATCCCTGTAATCCATAATTGCTTTGACAGCACAAAGCAATATGACCATGCAGACAATTAGTTTAGCAAGATTGAGAATGTCTTTCATTCCTCATCCTTTAGCAAAAACTCTGCGATTCGATAGCATTCCCATGAATCATCGCCATAGCAATATTCTCTGCAAGGGCAAGCTTGAAATTCTTCATTCCCTAAATTACAGGGCTCCGTCATGGTCTTTTCAATATAAAGCCCCGATTTGACTGCCAAATCCTGCAGCTCCCCACCGTCCCAGTCACCAACGCATTCATCGCCATGAGCCAGTATTGGTTTTACAAATTGCTTTAGTTTTTGGTTTTCGTCTGCTAATTTACGAAGCATATCTACGGCATCGCTTACATTCCAATCTGTATGCTCACCATAATCTCCGCAAAATATTTTTGAGCTTAATTTGTCAGCTAATTCGTATGCGTTCATATCAATGCCTCCTCAAATTGCGATAGATCTAGTTTTGGTTTTGGCTTGCGGACGCACTTAAACGTCCAGCCTTCACGCAAAGAGCAAACGGCAATGGCTTCTTCTTGTCTGCCAACAATCCGCATAACCTCGTTGTCTTCATTTTTGATAACGTACATTTCATATCCTTTCGTGAATATATTTCTATCATACATCAATTCCGTTGCCAACTGACCACGCTTGGATGTATTCGATCAGCTCAATCATTTCGTTGATCGTGAGCTCTGAGGTCCTACGGAAAACAATGTCGACCCCATGACCGTCTAAGGCTGGCAGCATTTCGATTGGTTCTCCACGAGCTCTAAGCCATGCAGCCGTCAACAATCGCTTCCAAGTCTCTACGTCCCGTTTGGCTCCAGCCCATTCAAAAGCTTTGGCAATATCGGTTATCAGAGCATGAAGCTTGGCATTCTGAGCTAGGCTGCGGGTGATCGGTTTTATCTCGACTGCGTAGCCTTCCGGGGCTTCTGCTACGGCAATTTTTGCATTGGACCTAGCAACGTCATGAGCCAGTATGAAATATTTTCTCAAAAAGGACTCCCTCCAAAAACTTCACCCTCTAGGAATCGAAGGTATTTGTTTTGGTGCTCTAGGTGTTGCAATAACTCATCATACTTGCCCCGCCAAAAATCGGCATCATTTATTTCCAGTTCCCCCACTCGCCCCGATTGCCCAGTCTCCACTGGACGATAAAGTCTTCCTCGACTTTCAATTTGAGCTCTCGCCTTCTTTCTGAATTTATCCATTCCCTGTATTCCCTTAGTCCCCATTCGTGTCTGTACCTCAAAAGTTGCCGTACAAGGCAACGATATTTATGCGTTTCCTCACTGATCGGCATTGATCCGGTCCGGGTGATATTGATATGACCAAACCTCCTTACGAGCTCGAATAGTCGTATTTGGCACTATTTCTCGAGTAACGTACCGTTGCTTACGCAGGTGGCACAAAGCCATTGCTATAGCAGCCGAAGTCAAATTGGTTTTTTCTCGAATAGCCGATAAGGTCAAAGCCTTTTTTTCTTTTACGAATACGGCTCGAACCTTTACCAGTGCGTTATTACTTTGCTTTTCCATTTACTTTCCCATCATTGCAACTGATTTTTGTTTGAAGGATGACGTGAATTCTCTTAATTTTTCCAATGCCTCCTCTTTTGCTTTGGCTGCAGCTTTGATCTCAGCTTGAGTCGGCTGCTTGGTAATCAGCGTATTGGGCTTGCTAGGAATGCGAGGTCCCTCATTGCAAAGGTTTTTAAACGCCAGTGCAGAAGGGGGAAACTTTGGGTCCATATGCAGCAAGGCATAGTCAATTTTGGGCTTATAGGTTGCATGGACTCCCAGCAGCTCTAACCATGTTTGACGGACTAATCCATGATCCACCCCGTCCCAATGACGCATAAACGCAGCTCCGTAGATTGCCCCCATGCGCCCAAAAATGTAATCCAGCCCGTCTTCAGGCTGGCAAAAGTCACTTTCCAAGTAATCGGACATCCTTACCTCCTCCAATCAAACCCCTTGTTAACCCCGACATAACGTCTTGATTGCGGTCTCCAGCCGTTTTAAATGACTTGGTTGACCCATTCTGCCTTCTTACCCATCCACGCCATGTAGCGAGCCAATCAGCCCTTACGCCTTTCGAGCCAGCCATCGATACCCAATAATCTTTAAAGTCTTCAAAAACTGACGCTGGGTTTAAATCAGGTCTTGTTTTTAAGGAGTATTCCCTCCACTCGTCAGGCAATGATTCTTCTTTGAATCTTGATCCTTTTGAGCCCTTCTTATCAATATTATTATTTATAGGTGAAGGTGATGGTGATGGTGATGGGCATTCCTCAAGCACTGCATTAGCATTGCTTGGAGCATTTTTCCATCGAGCTTCAGCAGCTTTTACTGCTCTATCATGCTTTTTCTGCTGATTTACCTT